ATCGTTGCTTGATCATCCCACCTGCTGCTCGTAAGACAGTAATGGGAATTGAGCGTTACGTATCTAGCGACTTCCGTGATGACCGTACTGTTAAGTCTGGTCTGATTGGTAATGTCTACGGTGTTGATGTTTACGTATCTAGTAACTGTCCTACGCTTGAGACTAACGTCCGTGGCTGTATGTTCTTCCACAAGGATGCCATCATCCACGCCGAGCAGATGAACGTTCGTTCACAGACTCAGTACAAGCAAGAGTACTTGTCTACTCTGTACACCGCTGACACCCTCTATGGTGTTCAAGTGTATCGTCCTGAAGCTGGTTTAATCCTAGCTGTATTTGACGAGTAAGACCCTTAGCCCCTTCGGGGGCTTTTCCTTTTCTTGTTTGCTTTGAGGATAGCTTATGCCTATTTATAGGGGTGATGGAGGTTCAGGTGATTCGTCTACGGACGCCTATGCTTCACAGATTGCCCAGTACGCACAGACAGCTACCGAGAAAGCAAACGAAGCTTCGGCCAGTGCAACGGCGGCTGCTAATAGCGCCTCTGCTGCTGCTGGTTCGGAGTCTGGGGTAGCGGCTGATGCTGCTGCTGCCAACACAGCAAAACTTGCGGCTCAGGCTGCACAGGCTGCTGCCGAGACTGCTGAGACTGGTGCAGAGACAGCCGAGACTAACGCAGGCACACAGGCCACGGCTGCTGCTGGAAGCGCAACTGCTGCTGCCTCTAGTGCAACGTCAGCGGCTTCGTCGTCAGGTACGGCAGCTACCAGCGCATCACAGGCGGCTGCTGCGGCTGTATCGGCTAGTTCCAGTGCAACATCAGCAACATCAGCATCTTCGGCAGCTAGCTCTAGCGCAACCAATGCAGCTTCTAGCGCCACTGCTTCAGCTACCAGCGCAACTGCTGCAGCAACATCAGCGACTAACGCAGGTACGTCAGAAACAAACGCTGCTGCAAGCGCGGCTGCGGCACAAGCTGCACAGGAAGCTATTGATGGTTTGTACTTAGGCGCTCAGGCGTCTGACCCTACCGTTGATCTTAACGGTGACCCTGTTACCGCAGGCGACTGGTACTTTAACACAGCGTCTAATTTAAGCAGAGTCTACAACGGCTCATCTTGGGTTAATACAGCAAACGTCGGAACAGTTACTAGCGTAGGCGGCACAGGCACAGTCAATGGTGTAACGCTTACAGGCACAGTAACTTCTTCAGGTAACCTTACATTAGGTGGTACACTAGGCGGCATTACAGCCTCACAGCTTAACTCACAGAACATCAGTCAATGGACTAACGACAGTGGCTACATAACAGGCAATGAAACAATTACATTAACTGGAGCAATTACTGGCTCTGGTACTACTTCTATAGCAACCACACTGTCCACAGTTGACGGAGGCACATACTAAATGACTACTATTATTACTAAGAATGGCTCAGGTGCGCCCACAGCAGGGCAGTTATCTCAAGGTGAACTTGCGGTAGACTTAACTAACAAAGAACTGTACACCAAAGACTCTGGTGGTAATGTTATTAAAGTTGGAGCGCAAGGCGGCTCAACAGGAACTTTTACAGACCTGACTGCAACCTCAAGCTTTACGTCTCCCGGCATCGACGACAACGCTAACGCTACGGCTATCACGATTGATGCCAATGAGAATGTTGGTATTAACTCGACAAACCCCTCGGCAAACCTACAAGTGGCTAGCCCGACTGGAGGCAATGCGTACCTATCAGTTACTCGCATGAACTCTGACTCATCGTCAGTTCGTCTTGCTGCTGAGAATGGGCTAACCTCTCTGTATTCTATAGGCGATGAACCACTGTCGCTTGGAACGAATAACTCAGAAGCCATGCGTATTGATGATGCTGGCAATGTTGGTATTGGTACTGCCTCATTAAGTACACCACTTACTGTAAGCAGAGGTGCGGCTGAGAATGGGCTGGTGGCGAGGCTGTATGCTTACGAAGCAAGTATTACAGACAGAGGGTTGGAAATAAGCACGGACGTTTCTGGCGGTAGGGTAAACTCAGAAATAACATATAACGCGGAGAGCGGAGCCGCATCAGGACAGCACGTTTGGCAAACAGACGGCACAGAACGCATGCGTATTGACGCCGATGGCAATGTTGGTATTGGTACGAATCCTACACAGCCTCTACACGTTTCCGCGAGCATGGCTTCTGCTGGTTCTGGCCCTGTAATACAGGTCTCTGAAACGTCAGGTGGCGCTAGGAATGGCATCCGCTATACATCCACAGCTATAACAAACTCAGCGGTTGATTTACTAAAGGTAGAAGATGCAAGCGGCTCCCTGTTCAATGTTAAGGGCGGTGGCAATGTTAATATTGAAAACGATTTGAGTCTCAACGGCATTGCCTATTTTGCTGACAAGGTGGGTATTGGCGGTGGGGGCGTGACAGCAAAGCTAGATATTACCTCAACACAAGCCAGTTGGTTGGACGCAGGCGATGCCCAGCTTGCGCTACGTAACACTAACCCTAACCGCGCTGCGTACATCTCGTTTGACCAAGATGCAAACCTTACTTTCTACAATAGTGGAAGCACTGGAGGATCTGACGCTACTGTTTTCCGTCAGAAATCTGGCGAGGCCATGCGTATTGATAGCGATGGCAGGGTTGGTATTAAGTACGTTAGCAACTACAACGACGCTCGACTAACCGTTGCTGGCTCTAGCTCTACAGGTACAGCTAACTCGCACATTGCGCTTGTAAGTGACACGAGTGTAGGCATTGGTAACGGCCCTCAGATACTATTCTCTGACTCAGGGCCGGGGTCTGACTTTGCTGGCGGTACGATAGGCTTTGAACGCACTGGCTCTAACAGTATGGGTGATCTTGTGTTCGGTACTCGGCGAACCGCTGGTACTAGCACAACGCCTACAACAGAAGCCATGCGCCTCGACAGCGCTGGCAACTTGCTGGTTGGTACTACAAGCTCAGTAGGCTCCGGATCAGCAGGTGTTACTGTTGCCAACGTGTCGGGCGTAATAGGACAGGTCGGTATTGCTAAAACGTATTCAGGCACTACGGGAGCCATGAAGTTTTACTACGGCTCTACAGAAGTTGGTCGCATTGACTACTCCGACACCTCCACAACTTACGTAACATCATCAGACGAACGCCTCAAAGAGAACATTGTAGACGCACCTGCTGGCAACATCGACAGCATCAAGGTTCGTTCGTTCGACTGGAAGGCTGACGGGTCGCATCAAGAGTATGGCTTCATTGCTCAAGAGCTTGAGACTGTAGCGCCCTACGCTGTCGCCGTTGGTGAGACTGACGAAGACATGTGGGGCGTAGACTACAGCAAGCTTGTGCCAATGATGATTAAAGAAATACAAGACTTAAAGGCCGAAGTAGCGGCACTCAAAGGAGCATAAAGAATGACAACGATTACATGGACAGTTTCATCACTAGACTACGCAGTATCTAAAGACGGTCTAGACAACGTAGCCACAGTAGCTCACTGGCGCTGCACAGGCGAAGATGCAGACGGTAACGTAGGTTCAGCTTACGGCACCAAGGCTTTACCTGACGCTTCTGCGGATGACTTCATGCCTTGGGAAAAGATTACCGAGGAGACTGTATTAGGCTGGCTCGTAGCTGAGATGGCTACAAACAAGATGGATGACACGCCTACTGAGCAGGAGTCTGTAGAAGCGGCTGTACAAGCTCAGATTGACGAAAAGGCTAAACCAACTCGTGGCACAGGTACGCCTTGGCTGGCATGAAACTTTTAGCAGCCTTGGTACTCGTGTTACTCTGTGGATGCTCAGGCACACTACGAGAGAAATCTACGATCTGTTTAGGCTTCTGTTCGCACACTGAAGTTGAAACTGAGACGCAAACAAAGGACATTAGAAAATGAAAGCATTAACTTTTCTGTTAGCTTTAGTAGCTTTTAACGTGACAGCCGCAGAAATTTACTTAGCTGACGGTACTGTTATTGATTTGCCTGTAGGCTCCAAGGTTTACGTTGAAGAAAATACTGTATGGACGTTTACTAGGTTTGACCAAGGTGGCTTTGACCTGCGCCCGTTGACTCCGGTTGTAGAGGTTACAGAGGTTTGCGTAAACTCAGGGTTTACCTTTGGTGGCGACTCTGCTGTCTGCGAAGAAGAAGTAATCGTAGAAGAAGAAGAGTGTGATCCTTTCACCTTTGGCGGCTCTGGTGATTGTTAGTCGTGGAAGTCAGTGAGTTCAGAATAGAGCGTATGGAGAAGGCTTTAGACAAAGTGTGCGAAGCCGTTAGTCAAATTGCTGTAGTTGACGAAAGACTCTTATCGTTATTCAGCAGAATGGAACGCTTTGAGAAACGTCTTGACGAGCAAGAAGATAAACTTATTGAGTTGTCAGAGGATGTTATTCTTAACTCAAAGCTAATAAAGACCAGCGAAAGATTCTTTTGGATAGGTGTCAGTGCTGTGGCATCGTTTGTTGTTTACATGGTGCGCTAATGCTGGAACTACTGATTGGCCCAGTCACATCGCTGCTTGATAAGTTCATCCCGGACTCAGATGAAAGGAATAGGCTTGCCCATGAAATATCTACAATGGCTGAAAGACATGCTCAAGAGTTGGCTAAAGCCCAGATTGCA